AGTTATTGTATTCCGGGGTTTCCGGCATATCTGACAGTCCCGGCTGACGACATGCAGACAGATATGCTTATTAGCATGAGAGGCTAAAATGGCACGCACTACGTTCTCCGGCCCAGTACGGGCAGGTAACATTTTTAACACCACTGGCACAACGCTTGGTCAAAACGTCAAAAACGTCGGTCAAGTTGTCATGGTTCAGTCTGCAAAAATTACCCAGTTGGCGGGTGGTGGCGACACTACTATTGTGATTCCTGCACAGAGTCAGATTCTTAACATTTTTATTTATGTCACCACGGTGTGGGGTGCTACGGCAACCGTTGGCGTGGGTAACACCGCACTGGCTACTGCGTACACCGCAGCTGGTGCTGTTTCGACGGCCGCAGTTGGCGTTGTTTCGGTTACTCCAGGCACCGACGCAACTCGCACGGCGGCTTTTGTTGACGTTGGCGCTACAGATGTCAAGATTGTCGTAACCTCAACCACTCCTGGCGCGGGCGGCGGGGTCGGTTACATCTCGGTCGTTTACCAGCAGGCTGCAAACCTGATCCCTTAAATAACTTTTGATTAAGGGGAAGGGCCATGAGTAATAGTAATATTTACTCGGCTTCGGCCACGACAACTGCACAGGTTGTCAGTGGTCGGAGTCGCTTGGTTGGCGTCTACTTTGTATCTACCGCGACTGCTGCAACGCTGACTTTTAAAAGTGGTGGGGCAAGTGGAACTACGGGATTAACTTTGACTTCTGCTCCTGCAATTGGGTCGCAGTACATGCTCATTAGTGATATGGGCATACTATTTAAAGATGGCATTCACGTGACGTTTAGCGGTGCCGGGGTGACTTCAGTTACGTTGTTCTACTATGGTGGTGCATAATCATGAGCATGGCAGAACTTTGGTCAGCAGGCTTGACAATTGTCTTTGCTCTTGCAGGATTTGTGCTTCGTGAGAAGTTTAACGAGCTTGCCCGGCTTGGGATTTTGTTGAACAAGACCCGAGAGGACATGGCTCGGGACATGATTACGAGAGCGGAAGTCTCTAAGATCATGGAGCACATGGACGGGCGTTTTAACAAACTGGAAGAGAAGATTGATCGTCTGATCTCTTCGAATTAAGGAATACTCAAATGGCTAAGGCAGATCTTAAAAAAATGTTTAAGGGCAAAGAGACTAAGAGCGAAGAGCTGAAAGAGGCTAAAGCTATTAAGTCTGGCAAGATTTCTCCTATGCAATATGCCATGGGCGAGAAAATGGAAGAAACCAAGATGAAAAAGGGCGGCGCGGTCAAAAAAGCTCCGGTTTATGGTCGTGCCTTGATGCGTACTACGGCTGATGCAAAAGGTCGTGCTTTGGGTAAGGGGAAATAATCATGGCTGGACGTGGAATGGGTGCCGCGGTCCGTGGTGGCGGATGCGTGATGAGTGGTGAAACGCCTAAAGTCGACTACAACTACGACTCGATGAAAGGCGATGAAACTGTCAAGCCTGGCACTGCAAAGATGGCTAAAGGCGGAATGGTCAAAAAAGGCAAGATGAAGGCCTATAAAAAAGGCGGCATGTGCTAAATGACCACTTCGGGTACGACTGATTTTGATCTGTCGATTGATGAGTTAATCGAAGAAGCATTTGAGCGATGCGGCATGAGGCCCACTAGTGGGTATCAGCTGACAACGGCACGCCGCTCGCTCAACTTGGTGTTTCTTGATTGGGCAAACCGCGGGTTGAACCTGTGGACAATCGAGCAGGAAGAGATTCAATTGACCCAAGGGGATCGGGTCCTTAATCTTGACCCGGATACGGTCAACGTGTTGGGTGCGGTAATCCGTGACACAACCCAAACACCGTATAACGACATCATTATTCAGCGGGTTAGCCGAAACGAGTATTTGGACATTCCAAACAAGGATTTCCAGTCTCGTCCGTCGCAGTTGTACGTACAGCGTCAAAATATTCCGCAAATTTATCTGTATCCAGTACCACCAAATAGCCAGTACAAATTGGTTTACTACCGGATTCGGCGGATTCAGGATGCTGGGGCGTACACAAATACGTCAGATGTCAATTGGCGTTTCTTGCCATGTCTGGCGTCCGGGCTTGCTTATTTTCTGTCTTTGAAGTTTGCGCCCGAGCGCATTGGTGCATTGAAGAATCTTTATGAAGAAGACTTCAAGCGCGCGGCGGATGAGGACAGGGATACAGCCAGCACATATTTTGTGCCGCAAATAGCGACAATTTAAGATGCCTACTACCGCGGCAGGTAAATATGCCTTAGCCCTATGCGATTACTGCGGTCAGCGGTACAGGCTGACGCAACTGCGCATAAATTGGCGTGGTTTTAAGGTTTGTCCGGACGATTACGAGCCAAAAGAGCCGCAGATCCAGCCATTGAAGTATCATGGCGATGCGATCGCGCTTGATGGTCCGCGTCCCGATCGTAGGGAGCCATTGTCAGTGTTTGTTGGTGCTCCAGGCTTTTCGTCTTTTCAAAGTTTTGGTACGGCTCGCAACACAAATGATATGCGCCCGTACATTGCTGGTCCTGCGTTGATTTCGCGGGTGGTGGTTGGTTCTGTAACGGTAACGACAACATGACCTACGACGAGCTGGTCACAAATATTCGGAACTACGCCCAGGTAGGTGACACAGAATTCACTTTGCCTGTTTTGAACACGTTTATCACGTTTGCGGAAAACCGCATAATGCGTGAGATTGATTTGGACGTGTTTAAAAAAGAACTGACTGGTACGCTGACAGCAGGCAATCGTTTCCTGGCAACTCCAGCAGATTTGTTGACGCATAGGTACATGCTGATTAAGAGCTATACCACGTCTACTCAAGTGTTTTTGGATTTCCGAGACACCTCTTTTATGAAAGAGTATTGGAAAGACCAGACTGTAACGGGCACTCCAAAGTTTTTTTCGGTATGGGACCAAAACACTTTTTATGTTGCCCCTACTCCTGACCAAAACTATGCGGTAGAGCTAGGGTTTATTTATCGTCCGGAACAATTGTCTTCAACAAATACTACAACTTGGATCAGCACAAATGCTCCGGAAGCATTGTTTTACGCCTGCATGATCCAGGCCTATAGTTATCTCAAAGGCCCTAATGATATGCAGGCCTATTTTGAGAACAGCTACAAGCAGGCAATCAGTGGTCTGGGTGTTGAACAGCAGGGCCGTCGCCGCCGCGATGAGTACCGCGATGGCATGATGCGGATTCCCGTTAAATCTGATTCGCCGGGTCCGTAATGGCTTTTTCAGGCAATTATATTTGTACTAGTTTCAAGGTACAGCTTTTAAAGGGAGTCCATAACTTTACTCCCGTTACCGGCAATACGTTCAAACTTGCGTTGTACAATCAAAATGCGACGTTGAACGCCAGCACTACTGCGTATACGGCCACAAATGAAATAGCCGCTTCAGGTATGTACACCACTGGCGGGGTGGCCTTGACCCCTTACGTTCCAACATCGGCAAACACAACTGCTTATGTAGATTTTGTGGATCTATCATTGACTGGCGTGACCATTACTACGTATGGGGCATTGATCTACAATAGCTCTGCTGCGGGAAATCCAGCGGTTTGTGTTTTGGACTTTGGCGGGGCTAGGACAACGACTACTGGCGGAATCTTAAACATCGTTTTCCCAACAGACGATATTACATCTGCAATTATTCGGGTGTATTAAACACTGGTCATTAACGTAAATATTTGTTTGGAGTAATCATGGAAAAAATGTCAGCATCCGGTCGGTTTCATGTTCTTTGCTATGACGAGAACGGGGAACTGAAGTGGGAAGAAAAAAATTCAAATTTGGTAGTGAACGTAGGTATTCAGTACATGGCTGGGACGGCGTTGACTAGCGTTACCCAGATTACAACTTGGTACATTGGTCTTGTGACTGGTCCTGGATCTGGTACTACTTTTGCCGCTGGCGACACCATGGCTTCGCATGCCGGTTGGACAGAGTTTGTTGGCTATAGCCAAGCTACCCGGCCCGCAGCAACTTTTGCGACTGCAACTACAGCCAACCCATCGGTTGTCACCAACTCAGCATCTATTGCTGCGTACACAATTAATGCTGGCGGAACGGTTGCGGGAGCATTTTTGACCAGTGTTAACACAAAATCCGGCACGTTGGGAACGCTGTTTTCAGGATCAGATTTTACAGGTGGAGATCGTACTGTTGTCTCTGGCGACACTCTCAACGTAACCTACACGTTTAGCTTAACGGCGACCTAATCATGGCCTTTGTTGTTGCGGATAGGGTAAAGGAAACTACCACCACTACCGGCACAGGGGCAGTCGCTTTAGCTGGAGCGGTAACAGGTTTCCAAAGTTTTGGGTCTGGTATTGGGAATAACAATACCACCTACTACACCATTGCCCATCAAGTCGTGGGTGAATGGGAAGTTGGCTATGGAACCCTTGACGCTACCAGCGCAAACCTGGCGCGGACAACTGTCCTTGCTTCAAGCAATGCAAACTCGTTGGTTACGTTCTCCGCAGGAACAAAAGACGTATTTGTAACGCAATCGGCCACTCGAACTTTTGTTCAAGCTAATGGTGGTGCAACGTCCAATGGTATTTTGTATTACACCGGCTCGGCTACTGCCGCAGCGGGGAGTGCGCTGACGTTTGATGGGACCAATTTTTCAACGACGGGTTCCGTTACCTCAACTACGTTTGTGCCCAGTGGCAGCACGGCCCCTACAAATGGCATGTACTTGCCCTCAGCCAATACACTGGGGTGGAGCACAAATAGCACTGCAAAAATGTATCTTGCTTCTGGTGGGGCGTTGGGTTTTAACTTAAGCGGATCACCCTCTTACGGCTCCAGCGCACAAGTGCTTACTTCGCAAGGATCTGGTTCTTCTCCAATTTGGGCGGTATCTACGGCCCAAGGTTTTATAACGCAAGCCACTGGTAGCAATCAGCCTCAAGGCGCATCTAGCCCTTCTGATTCTTTTGCACTTATTTAAGGGTCATTCATGTCTACCTCTGCCCAATATGCGTCGACCCCTAAAGTTGGGTCGGCTCTTTTAACTACAGCGGATACTTCGCTAACAGCCCCAACTACCGTAGGGACCGTATTGACTGCGGCGGCCAGCGGAACTCGAATAGATTACATAGAGATTCAAGGGGTAGCTACAACTGTAGCCGGTTTGATCAACCTTTTTATTTACGACGGCACTACTTACTTTTTGTGGCAACAGGTGCCGGTTATAGCTGTCACTTCCAGTACAACCGTCCCAGCTTGGTCGGCGGTGTTGTCTAGCAATAGCAATGCCAACGTAATGCCATTGACAATCCCAACGGGCTATTCTCTGCGTGCTACAACCTCAGTGACTCAAACAGGCATTAGGGTAAATGCGTATGGCGGAGATTTCTAATGAATAAAGGGTTGTATGGTTTTGGGTCGCCGCCTAACTATGCGACCCGTGTAGCCCCTCCTCGTTGGCTAAACCAACAAGCTTATCTGACTACTGGAACATTTTCATTTGTTGTTCCTCAAAACGTGTTTCAGATTTATGCGGTTGTTATTGGCGGCGGAGGCAGCGGAGGGTTGGGTAAAGCTGCTACCACTGGGGGTCAAGGGGGTGGCGGCGGTGGATGTGCGGTGGCTATTCTTGACGTTGTCCCAGGACAAACTCTTCCAGTAATTACTGTTGGTGCGGGCGGCGCTGGGTATACAAGTGCAACGGCAACTTCCGGAAACGCGGGGGGAACTTCATCTATTGGAACGTTTCTTACTGCAACGGGAGGTTCAGCTGGAGGAAACTATGCAATAGCATCTACTAGTGGCACTGCTCCCGGTGGTACTGGCACAGTAGCGTCTGGATTGCGGGGTGCTGTTACAAATACGGGGGGGTCGGGCGGCGCTAAAACAGTTAGTACAAGTATCACTGGCACTGCTACTGGCGGCGGAGCCGCTGCCACTCCTTTGGGGAATGGTGGGAATGGAGGGGATATTGCTGGTGGCACCAATTCCAACTCTGCAACAGGTGGCGGCGGGATTATAGGTGGGAATGGCTCTGGAAAACTAGTAGGTGGCCTATCTGGTGGTTATGGTGGGGGAGCGGCAGGGAATTCAAATAATTCTGATGTATTTGGGGGGGCAGGAACAATGTCTGCTGCTGCTCTATCACCAGTGTCAGCTCAACTGTTTATAAGTGGAACAGGGATTTTAGCAGCATCCGCCGCAGCGGGGGCTAATGGGGCTGCTCCTACAATCACAGGTATATACACTTTATTAGATTTTCTTACCAATCAAGGTATATACACAGGAGCCGGTGGCGGAGGGCAGTCAGGCACAACTGCCGGAGGAAATGGAAGTATTGGTGGTGGAGGTGGAGGACTGGTTAGTGCTACCACTTCAGGAATAAGCTCCGGATATGGAGGAGCGGGTGGAGGAGGGGGTGGAGCACAGTCAGCAACTACAGGTAACTATCATTCTGGCGGTTCGTTTTTGTTTGGAGGAAGTGGCGGGGTAGTGTCAGCTAACGCAACAGGCTTTGGGTTCTCTGCTTTGGGTGGAGAATTTGGCGGCGGCAGTGGCGGGGTAACCGATGGTGTTTCTGCTACTACTAGCGCAGTGGGTAAGGGCGGGGATGGTCTTGTGTTATTGGCATGGACCGAAGGATATTAAACATGGAACAGAGTCGTAATATTACCTACATTAAAGATTTTTCATGAATAAGGGAATTTACGGGGTTAGTTTGCCCCCTAATTACTCAACCCGTGTAACTCCACCGCGTTGGTTAAATCAACGGGCATTTACCATACCTGGAACCTATTCATTTACCGTGCCAGCAAACGTGTTTCAGATTTATGCAATTGTTATTGGTGGTGGAGGTAGTGGAGGAGCCGTTTTAAATACTCAATATGGCGTTGCAACAGGCGCAGGTGGCGGTGGGTGTGCGGCTGGCATTATTGATGTTTTACCTAATCAGCTTTTTCCAACAATTACTGTTGGTGCAGGCGGCGCTGGTTATACCAACACTACTGGCAGTTATTATGGTAGTTCTGGTGGGGCATCGTCTGTTGGATCTCTTATTACTGGAACTGGTGGTGCGCCAGGTGCAGTTGTGGCCACTACTGGTGTTGATTCGGGGGCCGGTGGTGGTTCTGGAAGTGTAAGTGCGACGGTAAGAAACCCGGTTACTTACTCCGGGGGAACTGGGGGCGGTAAATTAAATGCCGGTAGTTTTGATTATGGTGCAACAGGTGGTGGCGCTGCGGGCACTCCATTAGGAAATGGTGGGGCTGGTGGTTCTATTAACATATCTTCTGGGGCTATTGGTGCAACGGGGGGCGGTGGGATTATAGATGGAACTGGTTCGGGAAAAACTACAGCATCATGTCTTGCAACAGGTGGTGGCGCAGCGGGTGTGGCAAACATTAATAATGCGGCTGGAGGAGCAGGAACACTGCGTCCCTCTTATCTAACGGCAGCAGTCCCTCCGACTGTTGGTGGACCAGGTATTTTAGTTCCGCCTACAACAGTTACTGGCGCTGCTGCTGCTATTGCCACTATTGGGTCAACATATAGTTTTTTAGATTTTCTTACCAATCAATCTGTGTACACAGGCGCGGGTGGGGCGGGGGCTACAGCAAGTACTGGAGGCAATGCGGGTATTGGTGGTGGCGCGGGTGGATCAGTTACTGCCAGTGTGACCATAACTGGAACGGCGGGAATTGGTGGGGGAGGGGGCGGTCTTGTATCTACTTCTACTAGTGCTTCTACCACTTATTCAGGGGGTTCCGCTATGTTTGGGGGAAGCGGAGGTGCAACAACAGACAGTGTATCCCTAAGTACTGTTTCTGTTCCGCCAGGAGGTAAATTTGGTGGAGGAAGTGGTGGCGTTTATTATCCCTCCGGATTAGGTGCTTTCATTGTGGGCAAGGGTGGTGATGGTATTGTATTGCTGGCTTGGACAGAAGGATATTAAAAATGAAATACGCATGGATTCAAAATGATCGTATTAGGGACATTGCTTTAGGCGACCCATCCAGTCTTTATCACCCCGATGTAGCGGTGTTTTACAACACTGAAGTACCCGATGAAGCTTCAAACGGTGACGGGTGGGTTAATGGCCAATTGGTCAAGCGGGAGCCTCCGCCCCCTGCGCCACCACCGCCACGCACATGGACCGTTGACAACATTCGTCCTAATCTAACTTTGTCCGAACGAGTAAAGTGGGACAATGACTCAGCCCCTGAAGTTGTTACGGCTAAACAAGAGCTGGCAACGCCTCAAGAGTTAGTCCACACCACGGACGTTTTGGCGTTGTTAGTTGGCTCGTCAGTAATCTCTCAAGCGTCTGCGGACAAGATTCTTGAGTAAATAAAAAGAAGTTGACTAGTGCTTTACGGCAGCGGTTCATACGGTTCTGCACCTTACTCGGCTCAAACAAGCTCGACGTATTCGCGCTCGATTGTTGAAGCTGCGTCGGGTGTTGACTCGATAGCCGCAAGTTTAGCTTTTTCTCAAGCAATTGCTGAGGCGGCATCGGGTCTTGACTCAATAGCCGCAAATCTAACTTTTTCCCAAGCCGTTACAGAGGCGTCGTCGGGTCTTGACTCAGTATCTGCAAGTTTAGCTTTTTCTCAAGCAATTGCTGAGGCGTCATCTGGCCTTGACTCAATAGCCGCAAGCCTAACTTTTTCCCAAACCATTGTGGAAGCCGCATCTGGAGTTGATGCGGTGTCGTCGCGTTTGATTTTTTCTCAAGCCGTTACAGAAGCTGCGTCAGGCATTGATGCGGTAACAACAAGCCTTGTTTTTGCGCAGGCGGTTATAGAGGCTGCATCGGGTCTTGATGCAATAACGGCAAGATTAATTTTTGCACAGGCGGTTACAGAGGCTGCATCGGGTCTTGATGCAATAGCCGCCAAATTGACATTTTCCCAAGCCGTCATCGAGGCGTCTTCTGGGGTAGACGCGGTATTCCCTTCGGGCACTTTCAACAACAATGTTTCTGAAACTACATTTGGTAGTGATTTAATATTTGGCGGCACTCTTTTTCTTCAATTTATTGACGAATTTGCGTTTGGAGTTGATGCAGATACGGCAAAACTAGTTTTTGCACAAGCAGTCACTGAAAATGCGTCTGGATTAGATGATCCTTCTCTAACAGTAACTCGAATTGGCAACGTTTCAGAAGCGTCATCGGCACAAGACCAGTTAATAAGTATTGCCAATTTTAAGAGTGCAGTTATAGAAACTGCATCGGGGTTAGATTCCGCAGTTTCTAGGTCAATAATAAATTCTTTGATTGCGGAAGTTGCTTCCGCACTAGAGAGTTTGAAAATTAATGGCACGTTTAATATTGCCATTACAGAATCAGCATCTGGGCAAGAGCAGGCCTCTAATATAGGTTCATTTAGTGTTGCGGTCACAGAAGCGGCGACCGGAAATGACGTGCTTATTGGCAGGTATTTGTGGGAGCCTATTGATGATCAACAAACGCCAAACTGGGCTACAATAAACACCGCACAGAACCCAGTTTGGACGGATATTACAGACTCCCAGACTCCTGGGTGGACGCCGATACCAACAGTATAGGATTGACATGACAACTGTTAATTACACCCCTCTCATTGGTCTTGCCCTTCCGACCCAAGGGGATTTGTCTGGGACTTGGGGAGATACGGTCAACAACTATATATCAACCTATGTTGATTCTGCAGTGGCCGGAACGCAAATTATTAGTGGGAGTCAGACAGCGGTCACATTATCCGTGACTAACGGCGTTTCGTTGGTGCAGGCCGGGTCAGGTTCAACGGGGTCCTCGCAGTATTTTGTCATTAACTGTACGGGAAACCCGGCAAGTCTTTTAACAATCACGGTTCCTGCTGCCAGTAAATCGTACCTAGTCATTAACAGTACTTCAACCTCTCAGTCGGTCAAGATTGTTGGTGCGGGGCCCACGACGGGGGTCACTTTAGTTGCCAATGAGAAGGCCATTGTTGCGTGGAATGGTTCTGACTTTGTAAAAGTTGCTTCTACCTCGGCATCTGCCATTAATTCAGGGACTTTAGCGGTTGCTTATGGAGGCACCGGAATAAATTCATTAGGAACCGGGGTTGCTACTTTTTTAGGCACTCCTTCCAGTTCAAACCTGGCGGCAGCGGTTACTGATGAAACGGGTTCTGGAGCGTTGGTATTCGCTAATAGTCCCACATTGGTTACCCCAGCATTAGGTACGCCTTCCAGTGGGACGCTAACAAACGCTACCGGATTGCCCATTTCTACGGGCGTTTCTGGCCTGGGAACTGGCATTGCGACGTTTTTGGCAACTCCATCAAGTGCAAACCTGGCAACAGCGGTTTCTGATGAAACGGGTTCTGGTGCATTGGTTTTTGCCAACAGCCCCACGCTTGTTACCCCAGCATTGGGTACGCCTGCTAGTGGGACTCTAACAAACGCTACTGGGTTGCCGTTGACAACGGGCGTTACGGGGACCTTGCCTGTTGCAAATGGGGGCACTGGTCTGACTTCGACTCCTGCAAACGGCGCATTAGATATTGGTAACGGCACCGGGTTTACCCGTACTACGCTGACGCAGGGTTCTGGGGTAACAATCACTAATAGCGCAGGTGGAATTACTATTTCTGCGACGGGATCTGGGGGTACAGTTACTTCTGTTACGGGCACTTCGCCCGTCGCGTCTTCTGGGGGTGCTACCCCGGCCATTAGTCTATCGGCTAGTTATGGAGACACTCAGAACCCGTATGCCAGCAAAACCGCAAACTACATTTTAGCTGCGCCGAATGGTTCGGCGGGTGTTCCTACTTTCAGGGCAGTTGTTGCGGCGGATATCCCGACGCTTAACCAGAATACGACTGGGACTGCTGCTGGATTGTCGGCTACGTTGAGCCCAGCGAGTGGGGGTACGGGACAAACAACATATACAGACGGTCAATTGTTGATTGGGAATAGCACGGGGAATACGTTAACCAAAGCAACTTTGACTGCTGGTTCAAACGTAACCATCACTAATAGCGCAGGGGGCATAACAATTGCCTCTACTGCTGGAGCATCCGTAGCTGGCTCAAACACACAAATCCAATATAACAACTCGGGCGCGTTTGGGGCATCTTCTAGTTTGACTTTTGATGGCACTAACTTAAAAGTCAGTTCCCTAACAGTTGGCGTTGGTAATGGTTCTTATGTATCAAACACGGCTTTAGGATATAACGCTCTTACAAACAATACCACTATTCTAAACACAGCAATTGGATATTACGCACTGAATGCCGTTACTAGCGGAGCCAGTAATACTGCGGTAGGTGGAGATACGCTCCCTGTCTGCAATAGCGATAATAACACAGCCGTAGGCTATAGAGCCCTTTATTCTCTGACTACAGGAATTGCAAATACTGCAATAGGGTATTCGGCTGGTAAATCTATTACCGGAAGCTACAACACTGCGGTAGGGAATAACGCATTTGGCCCTAGCACCGTTTCCGGAAGTTATAATACGGCAATAGGAAATAATGCTGCATCTTTTGGACTCAGCGGTTCGTACAACGTCTTACTTGGCTCCTTCACAGGGGCACAAGGCCTTTTTGATATTACGTCCGCATCTAATTATGTTGTTATAAGTGACGGCAGTGGAACTTCCCGCGCAATTTACAACGCTACCGGAGTTCCGTTTTTTACTCAGGGTGCAATTACTTCAAAGTCTGCTACAACGACCCTTACCGGCGCGGAGGTGTTAACTTTAATTCTTAATACAACCGTTGGTGGCATTACCATTACGATGCCAACTGGAACCGCATTAGAAACAGCCATGGGCTCTCTCCCTTCAGACATGGCTTTTACGTTTACGGTAATCAACACTGCCGGTTCTTCATCGACCGTAGCGGTAAACACCGGAATAACTGCGGTAGGGTCGCTTACTGTTGCTGCAAACTCTTCTGCAACATACAAAATCAGAAAAACCGGCATAAACACTTATGTTATGTATCGCACCTAACGCTTGAGGAAACAGTGGCATCTTGCGCCGTGTGCCTTGGGGAGTTTTCCAAGGATGACCTAATCATCCACGGCCGCAAGGACTATTTCCTCTGTAGTGCGTGCAAGGCGGACGTGAACCGCCTTTCTCGTTTTGGGCTATCCCCCGCAGATTATGAGCTTCTTTTGAAGCTCCAGGGGTATAATTGCGCTGTTTGTGACCAGCCTCTCAAGCTTAAGCAGTACAAGTTTGCGGTAGATCATTGCCATGATTCCGATGATGTTCGGGGCGTGTTGTGCAAACGTTGCAACACGGCGCTGGGCATTTTCGAGGATGACCCAGATCTGCTTTTGCGGGCCGCAGAATATTTGAACAGCCCGCCCGCGTTGGGTATTGTCAAACGACATAACGGGCGCAAGAAGGTGACGTTTCTACGGAGTGAGTACATAAGGATGCACGGTAATGGAAATAGCTGAACTCTTTCTTAAAGCCTGGCCCGTGATCCTTGGTCTGGTGACCTTGATTGTTGTGCTGTCTAAACTCGACCTGCGTGTGGCGGTACTCGAAGAGAAAGTCAAATCGGCATTTGAAATCATCAATAAGATGAGGGATAAAACATGAGCGAGAAACTTGAAGCCAAAAGTCAGCTCATCGAAAAGACTGCGTTTGCTGTCCTACCTATCTTGTTTACCTGCGTTGTGTATCTGATGTCTGCGCTGGATAAACTCACGCATGATGTCACGGTACTTAACGCAAAAATCAGTCTTGTTGTTACTAGCGACAACAAGCAAGCCGCCAACTCCGGGGCTGAACTTGCTCGGGAAAAACTGCGGCAGGATCTTGAAAAGGAGATCCAAGTCAACCGC